GACTATTACTCCGCAGAGTTCGTCTCCACGTTTGAGGCAGAAGATTTTGCGCGGTCCTGCTATTTTGTGGCTTCGGTAGTGGAAGCTTGCGAGCATGCGCCAAGCTTGAACAGTGCCTTGCTCTATTTGCATTTCGCTTATGAGACTGCATTCCCTTGCCGGCGTGTTTGGGTAATAGTTTACTGTTATTTCTTTGCCGAATCGCTTGTGAATGTGCACTGACGGGTTTAAGTCCTCAAAAAGGTCTGTGTGGGTTGTGGCTGCTAAAACCGCTTTGCCCTGCTGCCTGGCGAGCTTCTCAAGGTTATAAGCCACGATTTTTGCTGTGTCCCTGTCAAGAGTTGCGGCGAACTCATCTGCAATCCAAAAATCAGCTTTCGACTCTATCATCTTTGCGATTCTGTAACGGTATTTCTGTCCGTCACTAAGTTGCTCGTAACTTCGCAAAAAGAGAAAAGCGTCGTTTAAGCCAACCTTGCTGAGTAATTCTAAGCCTTCTTCAAGGGTTTCGCCAACCGTTTCGATGAGGGGCTTGCCAGGTTCCGGCTGGATATCCGCGATGTTAATGCAGCTTAATCTCATGTCGTGTTTGATGTCTCTTTCAAAAGCCTTGAGCAACACGCTTTTCCCTGAGCCTGAATCACCGGTTATGTAAACAACGTCTTTTGGCGAGATGTTAAACTTGGCATTCTCATATATGGGAAAAGTCTGCGCTTCATCAATTCCCAACCCGAAGCCTTCAGCAACGCCTATGGTTCTGGACGTCAGCTCAGGAACGGCGGTTTTGTAGGTTATGTCTATGATGAAGTTTCCTGTTTCTCTATCATATCGTCTACGGTATTTTGTTATACGGAAAAGTTCCCGTCTTCTCATTTTTTCATGCTCTCCGCTGAACTCGAATTTATAATACATAGAAATTATCTTGTTACGCCTGTGGCCTGGTGTTCTTTCAATTTTTTGCGCAGTTCTTTAAGCTTAGTCTTTCTTTTAGGCACGGTGTCCAATCAGCACTCCCGAAATTGTTCCTATAAGACCTGTGATCGTTGAGAACACTTCGTTGCTCCATTTTCCCAAGAGGGCCATGCTGGCGATCTCAAGCCCCGTCAAACACAAAGTCATGCCTATGGCGAACTTAACGAGCAGAACAAGCTTCTCATTCGGCTCAACAACTATTACTTGCTGTTTACCGCGAAGTCCTTTGCGGGTTATCTTTCTTGTTAAGGCTCGCTTAATGAAGTCGTTCATGGTTTTGAGTCCTCATTTGAAAAATTCTCCTACGTCGCCTTGAGCCAACACCTTGAATGATGCAGTTCAAAATCACGGTTACCTCTTTCCCGGTTAGAAAGGCTTTTTTGAGGACTTCGATTTTTTTAAACCAGGGATACGGAATCGCTATGTAATCATCATCATGAATCTCAGGATTATAGGCGAAATCGCTCTGGGCAAGAATGATATGTTTAGGTTCGCCGACAGAGCCGACGAAGACGCCCCAGCTCATAACGGGCACTGGAATGCCAGCAGAGCTGAAGCTGCTACCTATGCTTGCATCATTCCAGTACACACAAACCAAATCGCCTGGGCTTAACGTTTCAAGCTGCTTTTTCAAATTTTTGTGTATATTTTTCATTTTGTCAACATCTCGACTAAGTAACTACAAATCCCACTTTACCCGTTTTCAAATCGATGGTTACGTTGCCTATCACAAGTTCCAGCTTAAACGGGATGCCGGGTTCAGTGATCATTCGCCCTCTTATCATCACGTATGAAAGGCTATCCGAAACCGAGATATTGAGTTCTGAGACACTTCTTTCGAGGCCTGTAACATACTTCTCAGCGGAAACACTGTCTGCCGCTGAAATGGTGGGTTCTTGAAGAGTTCTGTACGCCCAAAACAGCTTTACAACGGAGTCCGACACGGAGATGCTTGTTTCGCTTATTGAAACCAGTCTGCATAGAACAGTAGCGATAGAGTCTGACACGGTGATACTCGGCTCAGATATTGATGCAACTCTACGCAGATTATAGGAAAGGCTGTCCGATACTGATATAGTGGGTTCAGAAATCGTCACGCTTCTGCGGAGCACTTGCACGGTTGAATCTGAGAACGTGATTGAAGCTTCTGAAATTGTCACTGCTCTGAACAAGCCCCGAGCAACGCTGTCACTTACCGAAATTGAAGGCTCCGAGATTGTTCTGTATCCCCAGAAAACACGCGTCACTCCATCCGAAACTGTGATGGAAGGTTCACTTATTGAGACTATTCGTCTTATGTTGTAGGTTGGCGAGTCTGAAACGGAAACGGTCGGTTCAGAAATGCTTACGCTTCTGAATAATCCCCGTGCTGGAGAGTCTGAAATGGATATCGAAGGCTCACTGATAGTGATGACGCGCCTAACATTATAGCCAACGATGTCAGAAACAGAACCCAAAGATTCGGAAGGGACTCTGCCTCGGTAAAACATGTAGCCCGTTGAATCCGTGACGCTTATGGAAGCTTCGGAGACGCTTATGCTTCTGAATAAACCGCGGGTAACGGCGTCGCTTGCAGATATGGAAGGCTCAGAAACGGTTCTGTATGCCCAGAGCACTCTTACTATTCCATCTGAAACTGTGATGGTGGGCTCTGACACGGCTTTGTCTCGGCGTAGAGTGTAAGTAGGCGAGTCTGACATGGAAATGGAAGGTTCGGATATTGAAACTGCTCTCCTTAAAGTGTAGCCCACGGAGTCAGATGGAGAACCCAAAGGTTCAGAAACGCTGATGCTTTTGAATAAACCAGCGGTAAGGGCGTCGCTTGCACTTATTGAAGCTTCTGAAACGGTTCTGAAAGCATTAAGAACCCTTGTCACTGCATCAGAGGGACTGCCTAAACTCTCAGAAACCGCCGCAGCCCTTCTCACACTGTAACTCACAGAATCAGAAGCTGAAATGCTGGGTTCAGAAACGCCGACAGGGTATGTTTGGCCTGCAGCAACAGGCTTGAAGGCAACTACTTGAGAAACCCAATAACTGGCCGCACTTATTGTAAGCGAGTATGTATGCATTCCACTTGTTGGTTCACTTTTATCATCGCCATGACCCGTGTTTTTACTCGATGCAGCACCGCCAGTAGTTACCTGTTCAAAGCGATGTGTTTGACCAGAATTATGCGAAACAGTAGTAGCGGTTCCTTGCCAACCGTAATTCTGAAAAGTCCACTCATTTGTTCCCGTTAAAGTAAGTGAGGCAGCAGGTGTTACGTCTTGGCCTGCACTGCTGGTTGTAGCATACACGTCAATCGGATTTGTCTGGTTTACTCCCGTGTAAGTGCAACTGCCGCCAGTAGCCTTTGATGTGCCTGAAAGGTTCACGGTTACTGTTTGGCTTCCAGCGGTTGGGTTTACTAAATACCATAGTTCTCCACGTATCGTGGCACTGGAATGGGTGCTTTGGCACAAGTAAGTCGTCGATTGACCGCCAACCGATATGCTTGAAACAGTAACTGTAGTTGTTCTAATTGAAACTCCGATTAACATGAGCCTATCAGAGCCAGAGCCCACCACATGAGTCCACGTGATAGTTGTAGCTCCGCCACCGTTGTTTCCGCTGCCGACAGCGTCAAAGGCAATTGGCATTAATGCATCACTCCATTGTTATTGTAAACGTTCCAAAAAAGGGGAATTTTACTCGCATCCTCACAAAGCTTTAGCTTAGTTTAGCCAAGTGTGAGAGTAACCGTCAACTTCAAGATATCTGAAATTTGCAATGTTGCTGACGTAAATGTCGATTCTGTTCCTAAGGTTCCGCTTGATGCTGCGTTAAAGTTTCCATACGCATAAAGAGTAACCGCACCAGCAGTGCTATTTTTGAATCCGCAGATGACAACCGTAGTGTTTCCGCTTGCCGTATGTGTGAAAGACTCTGTTACTCCGTCAACTGAGCCGTTGCACACGTGCCGCGCAAGACCGGTGCCTGTTTCTTCCCCATTCAAAGTTGTATCCGTATCGGCTGGCGTAAAGCTTGTGTGACCAACAGCATAATAAGTTAAGGCTGCAGGCTGCGAACCAGTCATGAAGCTGGCGTTATGGATTAAGTCTCTTCCAACTTTGGTGAGCAAATCATCAAGGCTTAATTCTTCGCTGTCATAATGCAACTGCCACAAAGACAACTTTCCAGTTTTAGGGTCACGCTGCATCCTGTACTTTTTATGCTTCGGGTCCCACCGCTTAATCTCAACCTTGAATTTGACCTTTATTTGTCGTAGCGTCTCATCAATAGTTCTGCCTATTGGAGCTTTTTGAATAGCCGCCTTTACGAAATCGTCAATTGTACCCAAGTTCTCGTTCATTTCACATGGACATTTCTCACTCAATTTTTATCCTCTCCTTACACTGAGGGCACCGCACCACAAGCTTGCCATTAGCGTCCTTCTCTGTCACTTCAACTTTACCCGTCCATCCGCACCATGGACAAGACGTTCCGACCCAGGCTAAAATAGGCTTTTCTTCTGACATTTTCTTTCTTTTCCCTCCATTATTTTCGGTTTCTCGGCTGACTGGGCAAACCAATCAACTTCGAGCCACTTGCTGAAGGGTCCCATCTGCGTTCCATGAAAAAGTGAGAGTGAAAAGTAAGTTACCATCAGGATCGTACACCTTAATCGTAGAAACCGTTCCATCCGCATTCCATGTAAAGGCGAATTTAGCGATTTTTTTCCCTATTGGCGCGCTCGTCAACTGGCTTAGAATGGCATCGTGGATTGATTCGCCAGCCCAAACACTCACGCTAAAACACCTCTACCAACTTTTGTCCGTGCAAGCTTCTCAATGGTTATGGACATTGTGCGCATGCCGTACAGGTAGTCGGCGAGCAGTGGCGGAA